TTATTTCTGTACTGGGGTGAACTCCACGCGCTTTACATCGGCAGGAGCTAAATACAGCCACTCGCCAGTATCGGTCGCCAGCGGCACAAATCCATTAACCAGCTCAGGCTGACGTCGTGACATCTTGCCCGTGAAGGTTTCGCCTGTTTGGGTGGTTAGCGTGATTTGGTAGATGTCTGACATAATTACCTCTTTGGCTTGTCGCAGCTGTTGCCCTGCTTCTCAGAAGAGCTTAGCCACTTACGGCTTACCCGTCAGCAAGATGCTGATCACCGCCTTATTGGGGTTGAGCATTCTTTCCTTGTCGGGAGGATTCGATTTTGCGTATGGCTGATTTGTCGAGATTGCATTGTCGCCGCGCTGTATAAAGCTGAGCGTTTAACTCCAGACTTGCCTGCCAAGTGAATAGCACGGACATTCCGGGGATCGGCGTGTCTGCAGTCAGGTCAGCGCTTATCGGCACCACCAGTGCCGGAACGTAAACTGTCTGCGTTTTCCCGCAGGCTGTCAGCAGCGGCAGAAGGAACAGGCTGGTTAGCGCACGGAACGCCTTCAAGCGCCTGCCTGATGTAGACAATGCGCGTTTCGCCTTTTTTAGCCAGTTCGTTTTTTGCATTCTGGGTAGCCTGTGAAATGTCGCGGATGAGGTACAACGTGGTGATCACGTTGTTGGTGATCGCCTCCGATTTTTCTGCACGGACCGTCGCCTTATCGCGCTGGTCTTTGTAGGTAATGGCATTGTCGCGGTAGTGGTTAATCGACCAGGCCATCGAAACCAGCAGGCAGATAACGACAGTACAGATGATGGCTGTTAATCGGCTCATTTTGGCCCCATTCGCAAACTTCACGCTCAATCTCGCGTCGGGTGATCAGCCCCTTCCACTGCTTGCCATCGGCATACGTCCAGCGCTGCAGTTCTTTGCAGGCCCCCGGCACATCACCTATGTTCAGCTTCTTCAGCAGCGTGGAGCTGGCGAAAGCACCAGAGCCAACGTTATAGGTGAAGGAGTAAAGTGCGGCACGCGTAGGCTCAGGGATGCGAACCTTGTTCAGCGGATCGATGGCGTTTGCCACCTTTCGAAGATCTGACTTCAGCAGGTTGTCGCACTCTTTGTCGGTATAGCGGTGACCGCGGCGAATGTCAGTACCGGTGTGACCATCGCAAACAGTCCAGACGCCGACCACATCCTGATAGGCGTAATATCGCCGTCCTTCCAGCCCATCCGCATTGCCCAGCATTACTGCAGCAATGGTGATGGCTCCGGATCCGCCAACAATGGCACCAACCAGATTATTCCTGAGTGTCGGGTTCATCTCTGCTCCTGCTGCGGCGGTTGTCTTCGCGGATCTTGAAATAGAGATTCGTCAGATACGTCAGTACGGCAACGATGATACCCACCAGCACGCCGATAGCGTTCCACTGCTCGGGGCTGTAGGCATTCAGCATGCCGTTTAGGATGCTCCCGGCTGAAGCGCCATAGGCAGCACCAGTGGTTATTTTTTCCATGCGATACATGCTCTCACCTCGCGTAGTTATCGGGTGCTGTTCGTGTAGTGGGAAAGGCCGTCAGACACGATAGCTACGTGGCATCTGGAATTGATTGTCTGCGGCCTGAATAAAAAACCCGGCGACAGGTCGGGAATATGAGGGTAAGGCAATGTCGGCTCTCTGGCCGTAAACACCCTGGCTGGGTTGATGTGTGGTGTTGCTGGGCGGCGATGACGCCTGGACACATTTGTTTATCCGGTTCTGCTTCCGTCGGTCGCTTAATTCACCACAACGGACAAAGCATTGAGCATTACGTTGGCGCTCCATGCTGCTGCATGGGTTGGGTTATGAGCCCTTCACGCCAATGCTCTTTCCTGTTATGCAGATACAAAAAAGGCCGCCTGAGCGACCTGTTTGTTGAGTTGCACCTTCACCTCATTTTGAGCCCACGTAAAAAGCCTCTTAGGCCTTCAGCATGCTTCCTGTAATGCGATGTGCACTCATCAATAACATCATGAGCTGACTCAAAGCGAAGCGATTTATAACCGACCTCTTTGTGCACCTTGTTTATGACGTTGAATATTCGAACACTAAAAGCATCATCCACCTTTCTAATTTCGTAACGATAGGTGATGTTGTTAGTGCCGCCAACATAAAGCTGGAAGTCCTTCATGATGAGGTCTCTCTGTTTTAACTGGAGGCCACATTTTACATAAGTAAAAAATGATTTTTAACTTTTAACGACCACTGAGTAACATAAAGCACAAAAAACAAAGCCCCGCACGATGGCGAGGCTGTTAATTCTTTGTCGACCTACGAAGCTATGACGACGATATCAGATTTACATGAACCATATGCGTTTCAGTTCGGTTTTGCAAGACTTACATCTAAATTTGTCGTCTTTTGTTGTGAACGTGATCGCGTTACGGAAATAAGCGCACCGCTATCGAGTCGCTTAAAGCTGTTGCGCATTGCCAGCCAGTGAGGCAGATACGTTTCCGTCCAGGTCGATTTCGCTACGCCCGCCAGTTCCGCCAGCGCCTGGTATTCGTACGTCTCGCCCCCTGCCAACTCCGCTTTGACGTCCTGCGCGGCCAGCCAGATAAGTTTCTTCAGGCGCTCCATCGTCTTGCCGGCTACCTTCTTCGCGCCGAGATGGTCCCGGAACTCTGCCCATGCCCACTGAGTGATCGCCACCTGATATTCGAAGCGGATATTCTCGCTGTAGTTCCACAGCAGCCACGCTTTCTGATGCTCTTCCAGTGACGGCCTTTGCAGTAATGGGTTCGGCCTTGAACTTAAATGTCCTTTCACCTCTCGCGACTTCATGAAATTCCGCCTTGGCGGTTTCGAAGCAATCAAGTCCGCGTATATGGCCCAGGTGCAGTACAGCATGTGGGTTACCGGAAAAGATGCCTGGTTCTTTGCCAACTACGACCCACGCATGAAGCGCGAAGGCATTCACCACGTCGTCGTTGAGCGGGATCCGCAGTACATGACCGATTTCAACGAAATGGTGCCAGAGTTCATCGAGAAGATGGACGAGGTGCTGGCGGAGATCGGCTTCACGTTCGGGGAGCAGTGGAAATGAAACGCACACCCTTTTACCGCCGGCCCGGGCGAACCGGGCAATTCTCCGGCCTCCGTGAACGCGTTATCTGGATGATTAAGACGCGGGGACGCCCGGTAACCGGCAGCGAAATCGCTGAGAAGTTTGGTGTAACGCTCATCGAGTTTAACCGGGTCGCCAACGGCATCACCCGCCGCTCCGGACAGATAGCGCAGATCGTTGAGTCGGAAAAATGGTTCAACGAGGACGGCATCAGTGACCGCACTTTCGACCTGGTCACGAAGCCAAAGGTCATTACACCACAGGGCAAGTCGCGGCTGTTCAACCGGCGCGCCGTAGAGCAATCGCAGGAAGGTAGGCGGCAGTAGTGCATTGCTCGCGCCGCCCGCCGTAGCCGCCTGATTGCACAGGGCCCCTACATCGACGAAATGGAGTCCATCCTATGACTCACGCTCACGACGACATCAGGGTTGGCACTCTGTGCCTTCCCTTCATTGGTAACGGCTGGCTAATGCCATGGGGTGAAGTGGTAAGCAATCCATTAAAGGCGCAGCGGCTCGCTGAGGAATATCGGGAAAGGCAGGAGGCGGCATGACAGATGCAACAATCTTGGACATGTGCTGCGGTTCTCGCATGTCTTGGTGCGATAAGCAGGACGATCGCGCTCTTTTCTGTGATATCCACGCCGAACAGCATGAGCTTTGCGATGGTCGTCAGCTGGTTATCAGCCCGGACCATATAGCTGATTTTCGCACCCTTCCCTTTGCTGATAACACTTTTCCTGTCGTCGTATTCGATCCTCCGCACCTCGAGCGTGTCGGCGATAAAGCGTGGATGGGCAAAAAGTACGGACGCCTGAACAAAGAAACATGGCGCGATGATCTGCGTGCCGGCTTCGCCGACGCATTCCAGGTATTGTGGCCACACGGCGTACTCATCTTCGAATGGAATGAAACCCAGATCCCGGTGAGCAATATTTTGGCTCTGACTGAGGAGAGGCCAGCCATTTGGCAACGCACTGGAAAGGCTGACAAAACCCACTGGGTTATTTTTGTGAAAGGCGGCGCGAAATGACCGGAAAATACTCTCTTGTCTACACAGATCTGCCTGGTCTTACGGCAACACTATCAGCAATGGCGCAGCTGCCGATCATTACCCAACCATGA